CATATAATAACCACCCTGATATTGTGCATAGATTTGAGGAGTGGTATCAGTATGACTTTGCTCATACTTACACAATGAGATCTACAGGTACATACATGATAGATCAAACAAAACGTCGTGAACTAATTTGTCTTAATTATGGAAAGTATAGGAGTCAGAGTGTTGCCTAGTGGATACTGCCAACTCTATAATACACGTAGAGGAGGACTATCTACATTTGCTCCCAACTCACAATCAGCAATTATCATGGGTGAAGAAGTCCATGTACAAACTAAAGATGGTAGAACACAAATCTATCGAGTCAATAACGGTAGAACAGGTGTCGTAGGTCCTATCAGAACATTTTAATGGAACTAAAAGATTGGTTAAACTCTATCAACTTTAACAAGAACAATCTGATAGAAGAAGATCCAGAAGTAATATCATCTTACCCTCCATACATTGTCAATAGATGTTTGTCAGGACATCTAGACACTGTGCTGTTTGCAAACGAGATGAATAAGTACAGTAACCTTGATAAGGATATGCAGTACTCTTTCTTCCTATATACTTTGAGGAAGAGAAAAAGATTTTCCCCTTGGTTGAAGAAGGAACAAGTCGAGGACTTGGATCTAGTTAAAAAACACTATGGATATAGTAATGAGAAAGCGAAGGTCGCAGTAAATCTTCTAACCAAAACCCAACTTGAAACTATTCGTAACCAACATGACATGGGAGGCAAACAATGACTGCGATCACTGAGGAAGTTGCATGGACTACCGACAGTATGATAGAGGTAGGACTACGTGAACCAGATGACTTTCTTAAAGTAAGAGAAACACTGACAAGAATTGGAGTAGCATCCAGAAAAGAAAAGAAATTATATCAATCATGTCACATACTGCATAAGCAAGGTAAGTATTACATTGTGCATTTTAAAGAGTTGTTTGCTCTGGACGGAAAGAAAGCAAACCTAAGTCTCAATGATGTGCAACGTAGGAATCGTATAGTGCAGTTGCTAGGTGACTGGGGTTTGGTATCAATCAATAGCAAAGAGAGTATTGCTGACGTAGCACCTCTAAGTCAAATCAAAGTTCTTGCATATAGAGAGAAGGGAGATTGGACTTTAGAAAGTAAATACAACATAGGAAAGAAGAAGGAGGAATAACCGAACCTCCTTTTTTATGTCTGCTGTTATAATTAGTAGTGTCGCCTTCGGGGACAAATTAAACACTCGCTATAATAGGAGAACCACTATGGAAATTCAAAGGTACACTGCTGCTGACTTACCAACACTGTTTGATAAGATCACAAAGAACAGCATAGGAATGGATAGTTATTTCGATTCATTCTGGAATGCAACCCAGACTAACTACCCACCTTACAACCTAATTCAATTAAGTAATGAAGAATCACGACTTGAAATTGCACTTGCTGGCTTCAAGCAAGATGACGTCAAAGTCTATACGGAGTATGGAAAGATATATGTCGAAGCAAGCAAAGAAAAATCAGAAGAAGATGGAACGTATGTCCATCAAGGATTGGCACAACGTGCCTTCCAACGAGCATGGACGCTCTCCGACGATACGGAGGTTAGATCCGTCGAGTTTAATGATGGACTCCTCAGTATCTTATTAGGAAAAGTAGTTCCTGAGCATCACAAGAGAGTCGATTACATCTAACCAGTTTAAAAACTGTCACAATACCTCTGGCATATACATGTCAGGGGTATTATAATGTGTATATACACAAAACAAATCATGTTTCCTAAAGAACTAATTACAGCAGTAGAATTCTTAAACACAATTACAATTCAAATTGCTGAAGGACATGAAGATGGTAGAGTCAACAGTATTGCTGACGAAGATACTATTATAGATCTTCTTGCAGAAAAATTTGGTGATGCTATTCAGAAACCAGTTGCAAGAGAATGGTGGGATGTAAAGATATATGGTTATCCAGTAAATATCAAATCATCAGCATTTAAAAATGCAGCAGATAATTTTTCATCAAAAGCAGCAATACTATATGCACTTACAGATCTACCAGAAAATAAAGTAAAGGTACAGAGATGGCAAACTTTTGAAAATTTATTAAAGACACATAATAAAGATAACAATCGTGACTACTACATCATTGCACTAAACAAAACAACAGGAGAGTGTCACCTACAATCTCTTAAGTCACTTGAGAAACTAACATCAAACGGTAACAACCTACCATTCCAGATTAAATGGAAAGATAATGTGACACCAGTAGAACGCACCCATAGACAAGCATACGAATTTGTGGTAGAATGTTACAAGGAATCAGTACGAAAGAAAATATCTTCACATGAAGGATTTGAAAACCTATGAACTATGGCAAGGTGATTGTCTAGAACTTATGAAGGATATACCAGATGAGTCTGTTGACTTCATCTGCTGTGATCCTCCATATGGAACAACATCTATTAAGTGGGATGAGATCCTAGACTTCAATCAAATGTGGGAACAGTATGGTCGTATCATAAAACCAAAAGGTATGATGGCATTGTTTGGTTCTCAACCATTTTCTGCACAACTAATATGTTCTAAACTAGAATGGTTCAAGTATGAATTAATCTGGAACAAAAATAAATGCGGGTCACCAGGTTTAGCAAAGTATAGACCCATGAAGACTCATGAAAATATTTTAGTTTTTGCAAAACAATCTGGTGGTATATACAATCCTATCATGGAGAAAGGAGAACCATTTAAAAGAGAAAGTAAAAATCCAGAAGGATATGTAGGTAAAAAGAATGATCATGGATACGGTCTTAAACCTGTAAAAGGTTTTGAAAACAAAGGCACAAGATATCCTAAGTCAGTTCTTAACATATCAAGAGACTTCTCTGCACAACAACAAGTACATCCTACACAAAAACCAGTTCCTGTATTAGAGTGGTTGATAAAAACATACTCTAATGAAAATGATATTGTATTAGATAATTGTATGGGATCTGGTTCTACAGGTGTAGCAGCACGCAAACTTCATAGACGATTTATAGGTATAGACAATGAAGAAAAGTATCTAAAAATTGCTAAAGATCGTATAGAAGAAATACCACTTGACATATTTTCTATCATAGGTTAGTATGTAAATATGGTTGATATTTTTATTGACCTAGGTTAATAGCTTACCCAGAGTGAACACCGATTTTCAAACGTTTCTACTACATTAATTATTATGAAAACAACAAAAACCCTGTCCGAATCTTCGGACTATCCAAAAGCGGGAGCATATAGTCTCAATAAGAAACTAAATGCACCAGTCCCGAAAGCACCTCCTGTTGATCCAAACAAGTGTTTCAACCTTGAGTTGTTAGAACTGGTACGAAAAAACACTCCATCAATCGAAAGTGATTTGGAAGGATTTCCTATTGAATTACTTTGCGATGAACCTATCCTAGTTTGGGTAGAGGAGATACATGGATTGGAAGCAATCCGTAGTTCAGTTACAGGTGAAATTCTTCCTAGAGGATTTCAGACTCGTAACAACGTTGACCTTAATGGCAGTGCAGTTAGGGACATCACTGAAGATATAATTGCAAAGAAATGGGATCCATCTCTAAGGCAAGGTATATTATTCTCTCTTGAGGGAACTGAGTACGAAGGTCAGAGTTTCTCTTCAAGAGGTGTTGAAAGAAAATGGGGTATTGCTAACCTCCACCACAGATTGCAATCTGCAATCGACGCAGGAGAAGACTACATCATAGTGTGGCCTGTACGTATCAACGATATTAGTCTCTTGAGAAAATGGGCATGTGCTGTTGCTAACAGAGCAGCATACGCAAACACCCCAGTTTCTGACTTAGATATAGTTGCATCAATTAAGGTAGATCTTGAAACTGAAGGTCACGATCTTCGTAAAAGACTTGATGCTGCTAAAGATGCAGACAAAAGAGACATCATTGCTAAAGAAGTAAAAACATATAATGTTCGTGGGAGAACAATCGACAAGATTGTAAGACTCTGTGAACAAGAAGGTGTTCTTCAAGTTGAAAGAAGAAGACATGATATGCAATCTTTGAATGCTAATGTTTCGGAGTATTATCCTAATGTTACGAAAGCAAAAAAAGGAGTTGATAACTTTGATTTTGAATCTTCAAAATACGTTATCAAAACTGCTATCAATCAGGGTGCATATCCTACAACTACCATGACCGCTTGGTGTAAGCATGTGGAGTCAGGCGATAAGAGACCTTTTATTAACATCTTTGGCAATGACAACTCACCAAATACTAACATCACTAAAGAAAACAGAGACGAAGAACGAAAGTCTTTTAAGAGAGACTTCTTGAAAGTTTTTGACACTGTTGGTCGAGTTTGGTATAAGGTTAGGATTACCAAAGAAATATCTTTACCCGCTTTCTTCGCTGCTCTAGAGTTTGGTGATGAAATGGATAAGATAGATCCAAAAGATCCTACAACATGGTTTATAGATACTGATTTTATCTAACCTACATAAGGGGGATTGACAAAACTCAATCTCCCTTTTATAATATAAACAAAAGCATTTTTGACATGGCAAAAGGTAAGAAAGAACCTATCAACATCACTCCTCCTGCACCTACTCAACCTCTTGTAAAATCTGAGAGGGTTAAGGTTGTTGTAATGTTCAGTGGAGATACTATTATCTGCGATTTGCAAGAAGCAGTTGATAAAGAAACTGGTGCAAGACAAGCATATATTGCAAACTATCCATACAAAGTTGAATACGATCAACCTAAACTTGACACTACAGGAATAGTTACAGATCCAGAAGTTAAAGTTCACTACTCTCCATGGTGTCCTTTATCTCCAGAAGTAAGAATTGCATTGAATCACAATATGGTTGTGACCGTATTAGAACCGATGCCAAGTCTTCGTGATACATATATTACTAACGTACAGAAGATGGGTGGCAACATAGAATGAGTATAAAGATTTTATTATTAAGATCTAACGAAGAAATAATTACAGAGGTACAAGAGTTAGCAGATCCTGAGACCAAAGAATCTATAGGATTTAAGTTACATAAACCTTTTCGTTTAGATATTGTATCTGACGAAGGGGAACTTGTGTTTAATCGTGAGAAAGGATATCAACTATCATGGTTTCCATGGGCACCTTTAAGTAAGGACAAAGATTTCTTTCTTCCTGCAGGGCATGTTATTACAGCATATGAACCACTGGATAGTATTACAGAACAATATGTTCAAGCAATAAAAGAAGAACAATACGAGAAAAATTTCAAGGCACACGAAGATGTCATTGCGGGTGTTACTGATGAAGACTTAGATATGGAACAAATATTTAAAGACGCAGAAGCAATACTAGACG